CAGTATCTTGTATAATTTTGATGTATTTCTTACCTTCTTTGATTTTTGTTTTTTTATCCCAATTGTCAGTTTGTTCTAAACTGTAACCAGACAATTCTTTAAGTCCGTTATTAGTTGACATTCTTACATAGTCAGCTTTTGCACCATGCATTAAGAATTTAATTCCTTCGTCTAGTGTTTCGCATTTTTGTGATACTTTAATCATAATGTTTTCCTTTGTTTTATTCTTTATATACTGTATATATTATCAGAGTTTTAAGTGAATTACAAGCAAATAATGGTCTCAAAAACCTAGTAAAATCAAGGTTTTTTGATTTATTCCACATAAAAAAACCCTTATAAATCAACACTTTAAAGGCATCTAAAACGTTGAAATACAAGGGTTTTTAACAGTACTTATGATGAATTTAAACTAAATTTGCAGCAGACATAGTTGGTTTGCTTGGCATTTTCATAAAATTGTCATCCCAATTAAATGCTTCTTTAACTAGATTCGCTGTGAATCCTTTGTACTTATTATTGATTTTATTATTAACAACTGCAACTAAGAATTCAGCTTCAGCTGCTGATAGACCTTCTAACATTTGAATAAAAAGCAATTCTCTTTTAGATTGTTTTATAGTGTTATCACCACCTTTTACGAAAAGGTATAATCTTTTTGCTTCTTGACTCAATACTGTATGATCTGTTCCCATAGGAGCATCATTTACCTCATAAGGCACTTCACCTTGTGGTACTGCCCATTCTATCTTAGGATCAAATGCGGCTTTCAAAACCTGTCTTAAAGCAACAGAATCATTTTCTTGTAATACTTTTAATTTTCTAGGTTTATCTTTTGCATTGTTAATCTTCATAGCAATCTCGCTATATAGAAGTGGTATTGCTCTACCTGAATCTGATAGTGCCTGCATACCTCTTTTACTTGCTAGTGCTGGGTGTGATACTGCTTGTGCTTGTGCTTCTTCGTTTTGTTGTTGCGTTTGTTGTTTTACCATATCTGGATTCGCAATTGTTCCATCTGGATTTCTTCTAATTATAACCATTTTTTTCTCCTTAACAGTTCTTTTGAAGTCTAAAATTCATCTATGACTTCAATTAAAGTTTTAAGTTTTTTGTTTATAAAATAACCTAGAATTTTATCTCTAGTTGCTACTTCAAAATTTTCAAACTCACGATTTATCTTGTCTTCTAATTCTTTAGGAACACAATTTAAATCTATTAATGTTTTATTTCTATCGTAATTAGCTTGTTCTTGTTCGTTAAAGGTAGGTACGATCTCATTGCACCATGCCTCTATCTTCTTTTTACTCAAAGGTGTTTGTCTTCTACCTTCGATAAAAACATTGTCATCTGATAGTACGTTTGGTATGCCATCGCTTCTATCACCTTTTAGTATATGTTCTCTAATATATAGACTTGGATTTTCATCTTTGCCTACAAACTTATTGAGAACAGGATTGTATTGTTGTATTCTTTCATTATGTAATTGTATAAAGTCTTTATCACCACTTAGTATTAGTATCTTTTCTTTTACTCGTCTTGTTAGAACAGCAATGATATCATCTGCCTCTGCTGTTTCTAATTCTATAACCTTGTAAGGCAAGAATGTTTTAATCTCGTTTTTAACTTTAGATATGATATCAAATATCATTGGCCAATCGTGATCTGATTTCTCTCTATTTGCTTTTCTACCTGCCTTGTAGTTAGGAAATGATTTCTTTCTCCATACATTACCACTATCACAGGCGATAACCATATCACCGTATTGTTTTCTAAACTTCTTATTATGTCCTCTTAGACTATTTAGTACCATGTGACGAACAAGGTCCTCACTCAACTCCATGTTATCTCTACTGAGAGTAACCATAAGGTTTGAGATCATTATTTGATTTATATCAACGATAATCATAATATATTATAACACATTATTTACTACTTGTCAACCTTTGGTGGTTTTTTAGATACAAATACTTTGTTATAGTTCATATCGGTAACTTTTTTACCATCAGGTAGCGTGGTTATCTTAGAAATAACATCTGTTATGGTCTGCATTGGGTGTTTTCTTTTAAAATCTCTTTTAATTAGACTCTTGATACTCTCTATTACAACCGCTAAATCTCTTAACATAGTTTCACCTTTTATATCAACAGCGTTCTCTTGTAGTACATGAATGAAATCTAAAGTAAACTCCTCGACTAGCTGTTCAATAAATATATCTTCTTTTATTTTCTTAGCTTGTTCTTCAGTTTGTTTAACTGCTAAATCTGTTTTAGGTTTCCTTACCTTGTGAGCAGGAAACATAACTACATTGTTGCCCATGGCGAATATCCTTTTTCAGAAGCTTGTTCATCATCTTCACCTATTAATTGAGTCACTTCTGGTACATAATGTTTAAGCATTCCTTCAACACCTTTGTGTAAAGTTTGTTTACTCATAGCACAACCAGAACAGGCACCAGCCATTTCTAATCTAACAATACCTTTGTCGTATGATAAAAAATTAATTATACCACCATGCATTGCTACATTGTCTTTAACATTTTTTTCTAATACTGTTTTGATGTCCTTGATAATTTCTTCATCACTTCTATCCATTATTTCCTTTTTCGTTTATCTAGTTCTCGGTGTATCCATCTAACTGCTTGATATGATGTAGGGGCTCTGTTAATCATTCCTCTTATCTTCTTATGTATCATAGGGTTCACATCTTCTCCATGTTTATTGTTATCTACGATAAGGAAATTTCTATGACCAAATACTCTTTGTAGTCTTCCCATGTTCTTTTGAATCTGTTTATGACTATTAATTACAACTGCGTCTGGTAACACTCTAGGTCTACTTCTATTTCTCTCTAAGGCGACTTCTAACGTTGTATTTACAAAGATCATGTGAATATCATAACCTATTGCTCTTAAATTCTGTGCTTGTTGTTGTATCTTCTCAGCATCCCTAGCAGTACTATCTATGATAATACCTAGTCTACCTTCAAGAGCTAAACTTAACTGCATACCTGCAATTTGTTTTGATTTTGATCTGATATTATCTCTTTTGATTATTTCTTTTTCGTTGTGAGTAGCAAAATTTAGTGTCATCTTTTCTTTCTTTAGTTTAGAAACAAAAGCACTATCACTATCAATAACTTTTAATCCCATGCCACTTAATGCACTTTTTGATACAAATGATTTACCTGACCCAGGTCCACCTGCTAAAAAGAAAGCCTTGAATATAGAGGGATCATAGACACCTTCAGTAATATACTGTTGAAATTTTCTCATACTACTATTTATGCGTTATTAAATTAGTAGGTTTCATTATTGGCATACCTTGTTTATCGAACCATCTATTATCTGCGGTTACATTGACATGACTTAATGTGCCGTTTGATAATTTAATAGACTTCTTATCAATTTTACCTTGATAGACGCTACCATTTTTCTGTACAAGAGTCAATGACTTATGAAGATTTGAGTACACTCTATCATAAGCAATAAACTTAGATCCTTCACCTATGTACTCTTTATTAGTTTCAGGTATGATATTTTTAGACAATTTAAATCTTTTCGCCTTTAAAATTAACCTTACCTTTTTCCATAAAGTATTCAACCAATTGATTGTAACCACCTATGAGTTCACCATCGATCTGTACCTGTGGCATAGTTCTAACTTGTTTACCTACTGCCTCGTACAGTTCCTCAGGTGTATTGAAGTCCTTGCCGAACATCTTTTCTTCATAGGTAAGTCCAAGACTTTTTACCAGAGCCTTAGACTTATCACAAAAGACACAGTTTGGTTTACTATATATTGTTATAGCCATATTTACTGTACGTTTTCTTTTGTTGGGATGCCATCTGGATTAGTAATTATTACTTTCTCAATAGCATTTTTAGCAAGAGTATCTACATCAACTGCACTAATAGAGTTTTTAGCAATGTATTCAGCAAGCATATTTGCGTCACCAATACCCATTTTTAAACCAATATAAACTCTATATTCGTTATCTGGTGTTTCGTAAACTGCTTTCTCCCAAGATTCATAACCTTGAATCATTGTTGCTCTAACAACATTGACAATTACTTCTTCAACTTTAGATACAACTTCTTTATTACCTTCTTGTCCTACTTCAGTAATATATAAGTCTGTTCTCTTGTTCATCTGACCTCTTAACTTGTCAGCAAGTTCAGCCTTTGATATCATCATTGCCTTCTCAATTGCCAATTGTAAATCAGGACTTGATCCTGCACCTACTGAATAGATATAAAGATCAGCATCCCTATTGAATACAAATCCTTTATCAATCTTAGCGTCAATATACCATTGTGGTACTTGATTTAACACTCTTCCTTCATCTTTCGCTTCTTGTTTTACTTTATATGTACTACTCGCACAATTTGTTAAAGTTAAAGCAAGTAAAGCGATTATTATATTTTTCATCATATATTTATTTACTTCCTTCTTTTATTATTTCGATAGATTTACCTACCATTTTGGTCATATCGACCTTGTCATTAAACTCACTCCAATGTACTGTAATGACAACAATACAAGCTATTATTACTAATAGTTTCGTCATTATTGTTTCTCCCAAACACCATCTTGACTTAAACAAAGCATCCCTGGTGTCTTAAATGGATGATCTGGTCTTGCATACGGTCTGCAATAAGCAGGTTGCGTAATTCCTGAATAGTAAAACTGAGCAAATAGTTCCCAATAGTTAGGACCATCATAGCCGTCTTTACATTCTAATTTTTCTTCTTTGGTTGTTGTGGTAACACCATTAATTTCTGTATTTGTAATAACAACTTTAATCATACAAGGGTTTTTATTCAACCATTCTGATTTCTCGGCTGCACTTGCAATTCCTGTGATTATTAAAAACACTATCAATATAAATGACCATAAAAGATATTTTCTTTGTTTATCAAAAGGGTCAAACATTATTGTATGTACCATCTTCCGTCAGGCATTTGACACGCAACACCAAACTCATTTTCTCTTTGTATAGAATACATAGGCCAACCTCTCTCGATACTTATAACTGATTCATACTCAGTACATTTAACACCTTTAACTAAATAAGTTCTATTAACTGTAACTGATCCCCAATTACCATTGTTATGACTTCCCCAGCTTGTGTGTGATCTTTTACCTGGGTTTGTATTTAAAGTATCTACGAATACTGCCTTGTGTATATTCATATCATCATTATAAAACATACTTGAACCGACCATTGCACCTATTACTGTACAAGCAGCCGTTAATGTAATATTTGTATCTAACATAGCACGACAAGTACCATAACCTGCTGAAGCACCAATAGCACTACTCATATGTGATTTAGTTTTATTACTAGCACAATTAGTTAGTGATAAGAAAAGTAATATTATTAAAATTTTTTTCATTGAAATATAGGTCCTAATATGATTGATAATAACATTAGTGGTACTACGATTGATAGCGGCCAAAACCCCCAAAAGTCTTTCCAAATAAAATCTTCTTCTTTCTTTTGTTTCTTAATACTTCTTTTGATTTCTCTCATTAGATTATTAAGAGGTTCGCCTTTTTGAAAGTTAGGAAAATCAAGATCATTACACATAGCAACTTGATTGTAAGCTTCTTGTAATGTTTTTTTCTTTATTGTTACATTAACTGTTTTCATATAAGTTTTACCAATATAACTACCTGAAGAATCAATATCGCAACTGGAATTATAGTTCTAATTAATTCCATTGTGTGATTGTATTCATCTAGTTTTCTCTCTAATTTATTTCTTTTCATTATTTACCTATGTTTTTAATATTGTCTTTTGATATAACTTGATAACCACCTTTGTTATATGCTGGGGCGATTGTAAACTTTTTAGATTCTTCTAGTCGCCAGTTGTGTACAGGTTTTGTACCTGCTTTACTATCAAAAACGGTAGTGGTGCCCCTTGTACGATTCGAACATACCACCTGCTGATTACAAATCAGCTGCTCTACCGAATGAGCTAAAGGGGCAGATTTTTTATATCTACGCTTTATATTGCCTTTTGAATCTATATTGAAACCTAAACTCTTTAGAAATTTAAAATGATTTATTAGTGCTGAGAGATAACTCTTGGTAGGTTTTTTTCTTTGTAATCTACGAATTGCACCACTCGTATTTTTTGTGTAGATCATATTAGTCATTTGATATCCATAGCATAAAAACTGGTATTAATAGTATTATTATAACATAAATCAGCGATAAAGTCAAGTCTATATGCATTCTTTATTTTTGTAGTCACCACTTTGAAGTGAACATTTATATTGTTTATCTAGTTCTATTCTAAGTTGTGCCGATATAGTATCTAATATATTTGGCATATTCTGTAATAATACAGTTGTTAAGTCTATCGTCAATTTGTGCATTAAACCATTTAGTTCGTTACCAAGTACTTCGGCATGATTCATATCATTACCTTGAATTGCCTGTGTAATAACATGACCAATAATTGCTGTAGCCTTTTCATCTGCCTTAACAGGTTTGAATACAAAGGATAGCATAAACAAAGTGAATATTACTATACCTGAAGCGTTAAGAATATTTTTCATTAGTTTTTTGGCAACTCTTTAAATTGACTAAAACCTGATTTTTCAGTTTTTTCTTTTAGTATCTCAGCAGCTTTTGCGTCAGCAATTGCTTTATGCATTACACCAAAAGGAACAAGACTTGAATATTCTTTAATAAGATTATTAAATTGTGTGATATTGATTTTGATATTTCTGAAAAAATTAGAGTTTTTCTGTTTTGTTTCTTTTAAATCTACGAGATATTTGACTTTCTCTGATTTAGATTTAAGTTTCTTAAATTGTTCGTACATAATTTCTTTAGTCATTTCCATAATATAGTCCTTTTTTTAGTTTGTAATATAGTGTATCATAGTTTCGGTACAAAGTCAAGCGTTAATTTACTTTTTTATTGTTGTAATATGACACCTTCTTTTTAGTCAACTGTGGGTTGAAGTCTTTTCTCAATGATTGTCTATCATATTGTTGACCGTAATCATACCACATTTTTTTATCACCAGCAGCAACATCACCATATACATCTTCAAATGTTTCATAGTATTGTTTCTGATCTATCAATTCTACTCTAGTTGTTTTAGCAAAGTTAGTGGCTGTTTCTTTAAAATTCCAATCTAAAAACTTAACTATCTTTAGTTTAGTCTTATCATTGAATTTAGATTTATATTTAACAGGTACATTTCTGTAAACTGTTTCGTATGCATAAAAGAATTCTCCTTGATGTTCAGAATCAGAATACTCTCTTAAATAACATACGTTAAAGGTCTTTGATTGTTTTTTTATAGTGTTTTTTTTCATAATATACATATACTATATCAGTAAATTGGCATAAAGTCAAGCACTAAAAAGCGTGTAAAATGGGGGGTTTTGGGAGGTTATGTTCTTCTTTTGTTCTTACTGCCACGCATATAGTGTTCGCCAGGCTCGTAATCCCAACGCATACCGTGATGACCTCTTATGTCGGCCCACCACATTCTTAATCGTACAATAAATTTTCTTACTGGCAAAGCCATTATTTAATCTTTATGTTATGAAGTTTGAGATATCAAATCAAATTTCGGTTGTATTATTTCTATTTAGACAAATTAATTTTTTAACATTTTTTTCAGCGATTCTCTTAAAATTTTAGAACCTCCGATACGAACATTTATGATACCATTATAGTAATCGTCAACTTCAAGCACTTTACGATCAAACTGTTCTCTCGCTTCTAGGTAACTTGCTACACCTCTACTAGCACAGTAATATAGTATTTCTCTAGTAAATTTATCTCCGCCATACTTCTCTACGTCAGCGGTTAATCTTTCTGATGATCCCCAATATGTTCTCCAGTCACTTTCTTTAGTGCCTCTTCTCTTGTTCTTTCTGCCTTTTAGGGGTTTCTTTGTAGTTTTGAATTTTGATAACTTCTTACCTACATACATCATACCATTTGTTGTGTTTGTAATTAAATATACAAATGCTTCACAATCTTTAGGTAGTTCTTTGACTAGTTTACCTTGATGTGACCAACTCATTTTATATCGTACTCAAAATTTTGTGTTGTTTCATTTACTTGTAATAACTTAGCACCATTTCTAGTGTGAAATTTCTCAGCCATTTTAGTTAAAGGTGATAAGGTTATCAATCTATTAAGATGATTTGATTGTTTTATCATTTTATATACATCTTTTATTATCTCTTTACCTGCACCTTTTTTAAGTGACCATACTGTATATGCCACAGCAATAGTACCTTGAACATTTGATCTATGTACTGCTTGACCAAAAGCATCTTTGCTCATAATATCCATTTCTTCTACTGATTTAGGTACATCATTAGTAAATGCTATACAAATTATACCTTCAATTTCATCTTGAAATTTAAGACCATATATCTTTCTACCATATGTAGTTCTAAAGTCGTTATCTAATTCAGGTCTCACAGGATCATCTTTACAATTGACCTTATCTAACTCAACCAGTTCTGATTTTTTTATCCAATCAAAGAATTTTAAATCATTAACAAACTTCTTTATATTAGTTCCAATCCTCATATCTATTTTCTACCCATTCAACTTCATTCTCATCTTCTTTAACTTCTTCTTCGTGACCACAGAAAGGACAAAACTGATGTTTGTAGTCTTCTTCAGGAAGATCGTATTTAATTTCATACTCAGCAGCACAATTAATACAGGTCTTTTTGTTTTCTTCTATCATTACAGTTTAAATCCTTTAAAGCTATCTTTTTCAACATCTTGTTTTATACCTCCAACAACATAACTTTCTATCTCAGTTTCTTGAGGAGCATTCTGTAATCCACGACTATTTAACCAGTGTTGTGTCCATGGTAATGGGTTGTTAGTTACTGGTTGGTCGTATTGAGCAGTTAAACCTATTG